TCGTTGATTAACTACGAGCCTGCTGTTACTGGTGGTTATCGCAAGATGAGTGGCTACAGTAACGATTACGGTACAGTACCGGGCTTTGGTGATGTTCTAGGTGTCTGTGTATCTAATGGTGTGAATGATGGTATCCTTGCCGCACGGTTTGATACAGGAAGCACCGATTATCTATATTACTGGAATACTTCTACCTCTGCGTGGGTAACTATTACTACTCCAGCTTCTGTTGATGTTTCTACTTATCCCAAGGTACGCTTCTCTCGTTACAACTGGGGTACGTCTAAGGTAGTCATTACTGATGGTGTGAACCCCGCTGCAACATATGACGGTACAACTTACACCCAGCTTAATGGCACCAATGCGCCCAGCGCACCTAAAGTCTCACATGTATTTAAAAACCATTTATTCTTAGCAGGTGATACTACTGAGTCTACTAACCTGTGGTTTTCTGCACCTTACAATGAGATTGATTTTGAACCTGCAGATGGTTCGGGTGTCGTTAACGTAGGCTTTCCTATTGTTGCCATCAAGTCATTTCGTGACGCACTCTACGTCTTTGGATCAAACAATATCCGTAAGCTTGTAGGGAACAACATAGCAGACTTTGTACTTGAAGAAGTTACAGATGACTTAGGTTGCTTGGCTACAGACAGTGTGATTGAAATCGGTGGTGATCTACTGTTCTTATCTCAAGATGGCCTGCGCCCCGTTACTGGTACTGATAAAATAGGTGACGTAAATCTTGAAACAGTATCTAAGGATATTCAGTCTGTTTTTACTGATGTTGTATTTGATGTAGACTTAGAGAAGTTAGACGCAGTAGTTATTAGGCAGAAGACACAGTTTAGGTTCTTCCTTGGTGCGGCAGACGGTCAGGGTATCATAGGTGGGTTTAGACAAACACCTAACGGCTTGCAGTTCGAGTACGGTCAGATGCTTGGTATCTTTACTACTTGCGCTACCAGCGGTTACATCGGTCAGCAAGAGTTTGTAATACACGGTGATTCAGACGGTAAGGTACATCGACAAGAACGAGGTAATTCATTTGATGGCGATGACATTGTCAGTGTATTCCAGACTCCCTTCTTTCACATGCAAGACCCAGAGCAACGTAAAGTCTTTTATACTGTAGCTACATACTTACGTTCTGAGGGTGACAATGAACTTGTAATGTCTGCGCTTTATGACTACGAAGATGTAGATACGTTGCGTCCTACAAACTTTACACTAACAACACAGGGCGCAGCTTCATACTATAACGAAGCCTTGTATAACAGCACAGCAATCTTTGACGGTAACCCTGCCCCTGTACGGCGCACCAACATTTCAGGTTCAGGTATGTCAGCATCATTTAAATACGTAACCAATGACACCAACGCCTCTCACAGTATCCAAGGCATAGTGGTGACATTCGGAGTAGGAGACAGGTTATAACATGGCAGGTTACACTAGACAGTCAGTAGCAGATATTATTGCAAATGCGGTAATTAAAGCTGCACCAGTTAACGCTGAGTTTAACGCTATCCGTGATGCGTTTAATAACAGCACAGGTCACAAGCATGATGGTTTATCTGCTGAAGGTGCTTTTGTACCTTTGATTGCAGACCTTGACGGTAAAAACAAAGTAGTAGTAGATACTGTTAATAACCGCATTGGCATCTTCACTGAAGTAAGTGGTACAGCTGTTGAGCAAGTACGTATTCAAGATGGTGCAATTGTACCTGTAACTGACGAAGACATAGACTTAGGTGCAGTAGGTGCTGAGTTTAAAGACCTGTACATTGATGGTATTGGCTACATTGACTCCGTAGTTATTACAGGCGGTACTATTGATAATACTAGCATTGGCGGAACTACTCCCTCTACGGCTGTCTTTACTACTGCTGAATCTACGGGTAACACTACTGTAGGTGGTAATCTATCTGTTACAGGTACTACCCAGCTTACAGGTACTACTACAATTGACACGGTAGACATTAACGCAGGTACTATTGATGGTACAGTTATTGGAGCTTCAGCTGCTACATCCGCAAACTTTACTACTATTATTGCCTCTGGTCATACTACTTTACCTAGTGTTAATATTGATGGTGGTACTATTGATGGTACAGTTATAGGTAGTACTACTCCAACTTCAGCTAACTTTACTATAGCAAACGCATCTGGTGGATTTGTAGGCGATGTTACAGGTAACCTAACAGGCAACGTAACAGGTAATGTAACGGGAGACTTGACGGGTGACGTTACAGGAGACCTAACTGGAAATGTAACAGCATCAACAGGTACTTCTTCATTTTCTGACGTAACCATTAATGGTACGTTGAACATGAATGCTGGCACTACAGCCACCATCACTAACTTGACAGACCCAACTAACGCACAGGATGCTGCTACTAAGAACTATGTAGATACAGGTTTAGCTAGTCTTGTTGACTCTGCACCTGGTGCTCTTGATACACTTAACGAATTAGCGGCTGCTCTGGGCGATGACGCAGACTTCTCTACTACTGTAACATCTAGCATTGCCACTAAGTTACCTCTAGCAGGCGGTACTATGTCTGGTGAAATTGCTATGGGTACAAGCAAGATCACAGGCTTGGGTGACCCTACAGCCAATCAAGATGCAGTCACCAAGACCTATACAGACTCTAAAGATGCTCTTAAACTGAACCTTTCGGGTGGCACTATGACAGGTGCTATTTCTTTAGGTGCTAATAAGATTACGGCTACTTACACCCCTACTGTTACGTCTGACTTGACAAACAAAGCCTATGTGGATAGTATTCTAGGAAGTGCTGGAGACATTAGCACCGCTGCTCAGGATGCAAATGATGATGCTGTTGATGCCGCTGGTAGCGCATCTGATGCCGCTCAAAGTGCTACGGATGCTGCTCAAAGTGCTACGGATGCTGCTAATGCTTACGATGACTTTGATGACAGATACTTAGGTGCTAAAAGCAGCGCACCTACTACTGACAATGACAATGATCCGCTATTAACAGGTGCTTTGTACTACAATAGCACAGCTAATGAACTCTTTGTATGGAGTGGTTCATCTTGGACTCAGGCTGCATTTAGTGCAGGTAGTTATCTAGTCGCAACAAACAATCTATCAGACTTAACTAACACGCAAACCGCAAGGCAAAACTTAAATGTAGACGAAGCAGGGACTGCACTAGCCCTAGCTATCGCTTTAGGCTAACGAGGATAAACCAATGGCTAGTACTTTCAAGAACTCAGTAAGCTCAGGGGTAGGTATTACACAAACAAGTGTGTACACTGTTCCTGCAGCCACTACATCAACCGTTATCGGACTGACCCTTTCAAACACTACGAGTACAGATGTTACTTGTAATGTTGTTGTGACTGATACATCTACTACTACAGACGTGTTTATTGTGAAGGGTGCAACCGTCCCTGTTGGCGGCGCTCTTGTACCTATCGGTGGAGAACAAAAGATTGTTCTTGAAGCAACAGACGTATTAAAAGTTACAAGCAGCGATGCAGCAAGCTTGGACGTTATCGTATCAATTCTTGAGCAAAGCTAATAGAGGTTAAATAAAATGGCATATATCGGTAATCAACCTTCTTCCGTTACTTCCGTAAATAGTTCTTCTATTGAAGATGGTAGCATTCAAAACGTAGACATTGCAGCAGATGCAGCTATTGAAGTCAGTAAGCTAGACGGTGTTACCGCTACTAATACTGAACTTAATAAGTTGGATGGTGCAACTGTAACTACGAGTGACCTAAACGTACTAGCAGGTGCTGACGCTGCAGGTGTTACTGGCACAGAGTTGCAGCACTTGAACGGTGTTACTTCTAACATTCAAACACAGCTTACCGCTGCTTCTGGTGGTGCTACCAAAGGTACACTTACTAAGTCTTTCGTTACGGGTGAGACTAGTACTATTGCACTTTCGTCTGCGTCCACACCTACCGCATCTGTCTTTGTAACCAAAGAGATTTCACAAGACGGTGTGACAAATGGTGATTGGAACGTAAACGCCAATGACACTGGTTATGACATTGAGGATTTTGCTTATTCAGAAGATGTAACAATTAATACAACGGACCGCATAGCTACGCTTGCTTCAAGCTCTTGGGCAGCAGATGATGTGGGCAAGCGTATTGTTGGTGGCGGAGGTGTTGCTACCTTGCTAAATACAACAGGTGATATTGAAATTAGTACTCCGTTCGATACGTCTAATCCAACACTGACATCAGGTAGTTGGAACTTCTACGGTGTTGTGTTCAGTGCATCTGGTGTATCTTTGAACCGTGCTGATGGTCTAAGCACCGTGTCTGCTGATATTAGTGACAACTTTATGACTAACACGGATCAGATATTTAACTACGACAATAGTATGATTTCTACGACTGACCGCAAAGTACGCATGTCTCCTGATGGAACACTCCTGTTTATGCTGGATGTAAGTGGACGGATTCACTCTGTCACTTTAGACACCCCTTACGATATTTCTTCTACACCTTCAGGTGTTACAAGTTTTAACCCCGGACAAACGGGTACTATGAATGACTTTATATTTAGTCCTGATGGTACAAAGCTGGTGGTGTTGAGTACAGTCGAGACTCTTTTTTACTATACACTATCTTCCCCTTATAACCTCTCTAGTCCATCTTATGTTAGCACCTTTGATTTGTCTACTATCCTTACGGATGCGGTAAGTATTGCGTTCAATGCAACGGGTACTTCAATGTATGTCCTAGACAACAATGACAATCGAATTTATCAGTATAGCCTGTCTACTGGGTGGGATGTTTCAACTAGTACTTATGCCGCTAAGTCTGGTTATGTAGGTTCTACTGATACAACTGCCTCACCTGAAAGAAGCTGGGAAAATGTTTACTTTATTGAAGTTAACCCTACTACTTCTAAGCTTTACTTATCAACAAGTGGAAATGTACTAGACCCTGCCTATGCTTTTGTACACACACTAAAGTTTAATGTTCTAGGGGATATTGGTACGCTAGAATTTGAAGACACTATTTTACACCCTTATAATTCAGCCTCTCTAGGTGACTTTAGCATCATTGAAGATGGTTACGGTGTTTTGTTTACTAATGGCTCGACTGTAATGTTTAAATACACAATGAGCCAGCCTTATGTTTTATCTAGTAACAGCAACATCGGCGGGGACGTTTCAAGTCAGATACTTGTAGCCTCCACCAACCGACTTACGTTTGCAGCAGGTCACTCTCCCTACCTGACCGCACTTTCACCTAACGGTGAAATGCTTTTAGTAATAACATATAACACAACGGCAGATGACATTTATAGTTATCTCTTTACCTTGGCTGTTCCCTATGACATTTCTTCAGATTGGACATATAGAACCCTTAGAGCACACACTCTTAGCAACGCAACTGCTCCAGTCTCTGTTTGTTGGGCGCATGATAACTCTAGCTATGTGGTAGCTTGGACAGGTACTGAAACTTTTTCTCAGGCAAGTGTGAATCCCTCTACCTATGCTCAAACCCTAACAGCAACGATAACTGGGACTGTAATAACATACCCTAGTGGACCAATAGCCTTTTCTTATGATGGGTCTAAATTTTACGCCTTTCCAGGGTACAACTATGGTGGCTACATCTATCAGTACAATTTAGGTTCGCCATTTGACATTTCAGGCATAAATCTTAACTCCCCAGATTCTAATGTGTTAGTTTCTGATATTCCAAACTTAGTACAGTCTTTAGATGACAGTACCC